TGTGTATTCCTCGTAGCTTTGGATTCGCCGCCGTTCGTACATCATCGCATTCAGATGGTATATTCCATGCCAGCCGTTTTGCGATACTACAACAATTATTTGGTAGATTTCTTCTTTTGGGGTTTCCTTAATGTACCGAAAAAATCCAGCAAATCCCTATCAAGGCTGTCGTAAATATCCTGAATTGTGGCTGTAATCTTCTGCTGGGCAACTTCTTCTCGCGTCTTGCCGTTCAGCGCGGCCACAACCTCGAACAGATTATACCGATTATCTTTCAGCAGAGCATAAACAATCGCTGAAAGATTGTTGCCGATAAAATTGAACGGGTTGTTGTCATCTGTATTGGCAATCCGTTCAACCAGCGCAAGCATATTTTCATCGCGCATCATGCAACCGGCAGGTTCGGCAATCCGCACAATCACATCAGCGGCCTGTTCCGTGGTCATCTGGGAAATTTTCATGAATACACCCTCCTTACAAATTTAGCGGAGCAGGACTACCCCTGCCCCGCTATCATTCATGATTGCGTTTTTATTGATGTTACGTGGAAGTCTTGTTGAAGAAAATGACTTCAAACGGCGCATAATCATAATCTTCAACGGAATTCTGATAAGCATGGAATTCAAACGGGATAGTACCCTCGCCCTTGTCCGTGAACGTCAAGGTCATCCCGTTATTGTTCAGCGCATTCTTAAGCGCAATCAGCACAACGCCGCCGTCCGACATATCGCCAACCCACACAAGGCTGTTGATGTAATCGGTGTTCTGAATGGCCGTATGCATCTTGATGGTGGTCTTCTTACTGCCGGTTCCGGTAGTTTCCGTTGTCTCGCCGGTTGCAAGCACCTTCGCGAAAATTTCCGGTCGAATCTCGACAAGAGTACCGGTCAACTGCGCATCCACGCTGTCCACGAAAGCGCCGCCCTTGAACCGATAGCGTTTGCCGTCCACATCCGGTTCCCGAATCTCGCTGGTGACAACGAAAGTACCGCCGCCACGAGTGGCACCCAGCAATTTGGATTTGTCGGCCAGAGCAGATGCCAGCGCTTCGCGCAGACCACCAGTGCCGTCAATGGTCGTATAGCTCGAATAATCAAAATCGACCAAGAAAGCGCCAGCGTTAAGCTGGAGATTCTGGAAGGTTTCGGTTCTGCAAGGTGTAATCATGTTCGCCACAGGCATTTTCTCACCCCTCATTTATGATAGCAGTTGATTTGTAGGTTGATATAGGCGTATCTGTTTTCCGGCTCTATATCAACCATCAGTTGAACAAGCGGAGAAGCCTGTCTAAGCACCACATAGCCGCCCTCGCAAGCAATGCGGCAACCCGAACCAATGGCAGAAATAATTTCATCAACCTTGGTGAGTAGCGCCGCATTGCTTGTGTCTCTGTACCACACTTGCGCATAATGTGTTGCCCCTTCAAGCGGTTCGGTTTCGGTCAGGCTGTATGTGATATATGGCGTTTCTACTTCGTCTGGCACCGTGCTTGTTGTGTACGCTGGCAAGCCGAAACTCGACCAGAACTCATATAACGCCCTCGCTGTGTTGACCACTTAACCACCGCCGTTCTTGGGCAATTCCCATCTTTCCGCTGTGACTTGGCCTATGTGGAATGTGGAGACTGACGGTGTTTCGCTGTCTGTAACATTGCTTGTTACCCTGAAAGTGTACCCGTCACTAATCCGCCGAAACACATCATGATATTGTAGCGGCAAACCCTTGTCAACGGTCACGGTGTACACTTCGGACACACCCTGCTTTTCTGCGACTCTCGCCGCAAGCGTGCTGTCCTTGATGACAGCCGCCCGAAATGTTGCGCCGTCCACCCAGTCTTGGATAAAGCCGCCCATGCCGTCAGGAACAGTGCGCTTGTCCAGCATAACGCATTCTTCCATCATGACATCAATCAAGGACATTTGCGCACCTCCAACCTTTAGGCTATTTTCCGATAGGCGTTAAGTCTCGTGCGGAACACATCCTGCCAGCCAAGCACTCCACCAGCATTTGCGCCGCTTCCGGTCGCCTTGGTGTAACTGTACCCGCCGAAGGACTCGCTTGTATACGGGCTGTTCAGCACCGCGCTGTTGGCAGTCACCCACGAAGCGATTTCCTGCGCCAGCTTTAGAAAGTTGGTAGGAACTCCCATTTCGTCAATGCTCCCAACGAACGTTTCATCCGCAAGCGGTGTATCCTCGCTGTCATCATCGTTGCGAATCCCGGTGGCATGGAATGTGTAGATGCCGTCATTCAACGCCGAACCCCTAATGCGGAAGCGCTGGCCATCGTGCATGGATACTGGGATTGTGCCGCCGCTGATCTCGAATCGGCCATCATGGTTGATGAGTGTGAAATAGTTGTGGACATAATCACAGATTTCAGTCAGCATTCTGTTTCCCCCTCTTCCGGGAGAATTTCGGCTTTTCCGGCTCCACTGGTTTTGCCGCTTCCTGCTCCGCAACAATCAGCGGACAGCCCACCATATTGTTACTTGTCATAAGCTGTGCAAGGCGCTTTGCACTCGTATTCTCAGCCCGGAAAATTTCTCCGGGCTGATATACGTGCATTTCGTCTTTGCTGTCAGCAAATGCCTTTATGACTTTGTAGATCACGCGGCGTAAGTAACAGCACGCGTGTAATAAGTCTTCCCAGCGGCAACCGTGGTGTCGGTGCTACGGAAATAGTTATTATTCGCGTCCTTCTCATAATACTTGAGCGCGGCAGGATTCGCGCCAGAAGCAGGACTCTGAACAGCGGTAAACGCTTCGGTGCCAACGCTGATAATGGCGATGCCATCCAGATATTCAGCCCACAGCGCCATGCCCATCAGCGCGAAAGACTCGCCAACGGCGGTGCCGTAATTGCCCTGCGCATGGAAACCAAGCAGATTCGTTTCGCCCTGAACAGTGTAATTCAGACCGAGCTTGGCAAACTCGCTGTCGCCGGGGTCAATGTAGTACAGGTCAATGTTCTCGACCGGAATCGCGATAACATCGCCACGAGCGATGAAAGAAGCCGGAAGCAGGAACAGCGTCCGATAGCCCATGAAATTCTGGATATACGTAATGCCGAACTGTGTCTGTACGGTAATATCAGCAGTGCCCAGATAATCATACGCATCAAGGATATTGGCGAAGCCGACAACCTCCGTGACATCCTTCTGCATACCGGCAAACTTGTTCAGAACCTCGCCCTGCGCCTTGGCAAGAGCCGCCTGCCACGAGGACGCAACGCCGGTCAGCGCACCAGTGTTCAGGAAAGTGTAGAAACGGCCAAGAACCACATTCTGTAGCTTGGTCAGGAAAGCATCATCGCTTTTCTCGACCGCGACAGCCGCGCCGTACTTGTTGACATCCTCAATCGGCACAGCCTTTGCGTACTTCTCAATGGTCAGATCGCCCTTGGTGATCTGCTCGATAGTGGACTTGCTGTACGGGATGACTTCGCCAGCGCCAACATTGCCGTCTTCAAGGGTAACGCTGGCCACGTAGGAAACAAGCTGAGTCCCCGGCGCTTTGCGAATCGGACGCATAATGCCAAGGATGTTGCGCAGGGCTTCCCAGTTGTCCGTAAAGCGCGTCACGAAGTCAACTTCACGAGCCGTAACGTTGGTGTAAACGTTCGGCAGACTGTCACGAGGATTGGTCATGCTTTCCACGTTAGTAGCCGCGAAAAGCTGGAGATTAAAAGGAACCTTCTTCATGATTTATTTCACCCCTTCATGATCTCTGGATGCTCGACGAGGGCTTTCTGCCGCTCCGCCGTGCTTAGCTTGTAGCGCCCATGCTCGTCCTTGGCGTAAATGTCCGCCTTGGTAAGCGTAGTCGCTCCGTGTTCTGGCGGTGTCTCCACGTTCGCGCCCTTTGTCCCAGTAGTCTGGATAAACGCACTCCAATCCGTCTTGATCTTGCTGGTCAGCGCTTCTGCGTCAACCAGCGCCCCGGATTCATCCAATTCCATGTTGGACATATCCGTGATGCGGAGAATCGCGTCAATCCTCTTGCTGTCCACATTGGCTTCGCGCAGAAGCTGGGCATACGCTGTCTTAACCTTTTCCGTCTTTTCCCGACTGGCCGTTTCGGTCTTGAAATCGTCAAAGGTCTTTTTCAGCGTGTCATACTTCGCTTTCCAATCATCGCCGCTATTAGCTTTCAGCGCATCCAATTCCTTCTGAACCGCCTGTAGCTTGTCCGCATCGGCCTTGGCCGCTTTAAGGCTGTCTTTCAGCCCGTCCACGGTGTCCGTGTGCGCGTCAATGATTGCGCCAATCTGTTCGTCTGTCAGCCCCATACCTTTCAGGAACGAACGTGTAACTGCCATGCTCTTTGCACCTTCCTTTTCTTCGCGCTGATTTCTTCCAGCGAGTGCGATATAGCAAGTTCTTCTGCTATGGTTACAATATAACACCCGCATAAATCGTTGTCAAGCGGTTTGGCGAAAAACCCGAACATTCAGCGCGTCACGTGCCGCGAAATTACGAAAATTATGTTGGAAAATCTTGGAGCATAATTTTTTGACACCCCGCAAACCCCGCTGGCGTAAGGGTTTTTATAATAAAATTATGAAATTATGAAATTACACTATAATTTATCTATATAGCGCAAATAAAAAAATCTTTTTATATTCACCCCTTATATCTGTACTACTTTTCTTCATAATGCCATAATTTTGTAAGACTTCCTATTATTGATTCTTAAAATCGGAACCGTAATTTTGCGTAATTTCGCCCGATTTGCCATGTCTGAGCATAAGAAAAAGCCGGTTTCCCGGCTTTGTGTGGTCGTTCAGATGTGCGTTTCGCTCATAACCTCCGCGATAATGTCTTTATATTCGGGAATGTGGTTCTCTATCGCTGGCCGAAGATACGGCCTTGGCGGCATTCCGCTTGTTGTGTGCCAATTACCTTTTGTATCTTGGTAGCGCCAAGGAACACCTCTGCCGTTGCTCCCTTCGGCATATTTGCCGGTTCCAAGCTCTACATACGGCGCGTATTCGACAGAAGTACCCACCACAACAGTAATGGTCTCCTTGTTCTCCTCTGTGGCGTGCGTAATACTGTTGCGCAGATTGCCCGTCCGAACGTACCACCCTTGCGGAGTCTGATAGACACCAGCGGTTATGTACAGCTTCGCATGGCTTTCCGCCGCCTGACCGATCTTTTCGGCGGCTTTCATTAGCTGTTGGGTGGTAGCATTCAATACTTGCCCCAGATGGCTTGTAAAGTTCACATCGGCCATTGCGCACCACCTCAATAAACCTTGCCGCCGCTGGTGTCATACGTGACAGATTCTTTCTTTTTGCCACTGCCAATGCATCTGTGCATTTCCTTGATAGCGGCTTCCATGTCCGTGTCGCCCCAGACATAAGGGAAGCGCTCACCGAATTCTTTTTCATACGCCCTGTTCGCGCTTTCGTACCGCTTTTCAAGATCGCTTTTCTCCGGCTTCCGGTCGCGCAACCACTCCATGATGTCTGTCATTTTACCTACCTCCCAACATTTGCTCGAAGACTCCGTACGACTTCGGGAAGAATCGCTTTATCACGGGCAAGCTAACCCCATCAACCATTGTAGCAGAATACATTTCCGCAAATGCTTCAATTGGCAAATTCGCTTTGCGGCTAAAGTATTTTTTGCCATGGCCAACGCCCATGCCGTATTCAACACCGTACTGGCTGAAATAACCGTCGAACATATCCGCAATGTCGCTCCGCTCATAGATCGAGAGCGAATCACACACCCGTTGGCAGAAGCCCCGAATGTTCGCCGGTGTCATGATTCGCGCAATGGCCGGGTCAACGTATCTGTCGGCGTGCCATTGCCACTGCCATTGCATGGCTGAATTGCTGGCCAAGTATTTTTGATACAGGCTTTGGATTAAGCCATAATCGCCGTCCTTCTGCGCCTGAACGATAGTGTCGAATATGTCGTTGGCCGATTCTATTGTACCATTATTTTCAAGACCCCGCAAGACACTTCTGATACTTCTTTTTATCCCCGGCGTTTCGATAAACGATTGTGCTATTGCCTGATTCCGTTCTTCCAACGATGACAGAATAATCCTCGAACGCGGATGCTCACTTTGGTAATACGCCAACATTCGCTCCTCGATTTCCTGCCGCAATGTCTGGCCGAATTCGCCGTTGTTATATGTTACACTCAGGTAATCACCGTTGCCGCCGCCAAGCCGGTAATCTATGTTATGCCCGTATTCGTGGAAATAGACCGCGTGTTCTTCCTGATAGTCGCTCCTCCCGAATGCTTTTTCGCGGCTGATATAGTGCGTCTTTTTGTCTGATGGGGAGAAGTACGCCTTTGAATCTGGTGTGCCGTCAAAAACAGGCGCTGACATCGACCAAGAAGTGTCATTCCACGCCCTTTGCGCGAACTCCGGCGCATCATCAATCTTTTGAGTGATCGCCGCCCTCGTTACATCATCGTCAATGCCGGAAACTGCATCTCCGTAATTCACTTTAGTCTTTTTCGGCGGTTCCGGCTTCGCTGTTTCTTCCGGCTGGCCAGTAGCGTTTTTCCCCTGCCGCCATCGCTGGTAGCTGTCGTATTCCGGCAATCTATGGCCTTTCACTGTGTAATCATATTTCGCACTATGCGGCTGGATATAGATCAGCGTACAGCGGCAGTTATACACCAAGTCTGGCTCCGCTGTCGGGTCTCCGGGATAATTGATCTTCCTGCCGTCATGTGGGACAATGAAAGGCTTATCATAATCCACCGTAACCCCGTTCAGCGCAATGTGGGTATCTCGAACCAGCTTGTCACCGCAGGAAAGCCATTGTTTTTGCGATTTGATGCCGTATTGTTCATCGGCTTCCTGCATCCGCTCCACGCGCCCTGCGTTTTGTGCGCCCGTCATGGCTGTACGTGCGAACAGCCGCATTTTCCCCGCGTTACTGGTGGACAATTCTCCGCACAGGCTTTCCGCTATCGCGTTAATCGACCGGCCTTGTATAATCCCCTGCGTGATGGTGTTTTCCACCCTCTGCCGGTTCCACACATAATCTTTCTTTTCGTGTATCTTCCATTTGGGAAGCATCTGCGGCTTCTCCCGAATGAGCTTTTGAACCGCTGAATGGTCGTAAAGCTGGAATGACACACCGCCATTGAACCCCTTCTCGATCTCAAAAGCCGTATAATTCGCGGATTCCGTGAAAACGTTCTGCATTGTGCCGCCCAGCATCTGTCGCGCCTTTTTGTCTGCATCAACATAAACGCTGGTTATGCTTTTTAGCTTCTGTTGCCATTGCGCACCCTGAAAGACTTGCCCACGGAGCCATGCTTTATAATCCTGCATGGTGATTTTCCCGGCTTGCACCTGTTGCAGGAGTTCGGCTGACTTCGCGTTATGCCGTTGCTGGAATTTGGCAAGTTCACGGCGCACCTCTTTAGCCGCTTGTCCGTACACCTTCCGAAGCTGTTTGGCATATTTCTGTTCTTCTTCGTCTGTGAAACGGTCGATATAATCAGCCATCCGGCATCACCTCGCTTTTGCCGTAATTCGCACACTCTTTCGGAAACGCCCATAAAACGCGATTTAAGGCCGGTCATTTTCTGGATGATACTTTATACCACCCAGCCGCCGCACTGGCCTTGCGCCCCCATTCCCGCTCGATTAATCGCCATTCGCTCCGGGTACGCTCCCCTGCGTCTGCTCACGGTCGAACTGCTCCACTTCTTCCACCGCGAATCTGTCCGTGTTTTCAAGCCCTTTTCGCGCAAGGATTCCGGCGACTTCATCGACCGTGATATTCGGGAGCTTTTGCAGGATGGTTTCATCATCCAGATACTGCGCTTCCATCATCACCATTTGCGTCTGTTCCATCTGGTTGCTGATGCGGTTGCGTTTGAATACTGGCGTATCCTCCACCCCCATCAACGCAAGCACCTGTTGCACGAATTTGATAATTTCATACTCAAAATCATCCGCGTTTTCGTCAAGTGGCTGATAAGCCGCATCAATATGGTCATTAGTTGACCCAGCCGCGATTGTGTGGACATCCAAGCCGCCGAAATCCTCGTAAATCCCCGCCCGAATCGCGTCAAGATACGCTTGCCGCGCCTGAAATGGGATTTCCTGCGTGTACGGAGTAACCCCGCTGTTATCCGTGTCCACAACGGCGATGTGCTGGATTTTAAGCCTGTCACGGAACTGCGCCAATTCTGATTCTGTCATGCCGGAGCAATTCGACAGAATCCAGTAAATCTGCGCACAATCAGTCAGATCATTTGCGAAGCCCGAACGGATAAGATCATAACTGTCGATGGCTCTTTGCATCCCAACAAGCGTTGATTGATGCAATTTGCTCCCCCAAAGCGGAACAATCGGCAACGCGCCATAATTATCATTGCTGATAACTTCCAGCCCTCCGGCCTCGCTATACACATACTTCTGCTTGTATGCGCGTTTCGGCTGTACAATGCTGAAATTCATTTTCCCGCTGTTTCTTCCGCCCCTGAATTTGGTATAACCGTCTTCCTCGTAGAAATACGCGGTCATTTGCTTGTCTTTGCTCAACTGCCAGAAGCGGATTCCAGCACGAAGTGCGCCGGTTTCCTCGTCCCACAGCGGCACAAACTCTGTTAGCGGGAAAATATGGAGCCTGTCAACATTCCAAAACCCAAAGCTAACACCATGGATGAGCGCTTTATACGCGGCATCCTTTAGCGCGGTGTCAAAGCCCGAACCAACCATTTCTTTCGTCATGTCAACGGTCTGTTCCACCCCGTCCACAATCCGTTTTTCCTTGTGGTCGCTGAAAGATACACCGTTGCCAAGGCTGTACATTGTCCGCTGTGTGTTCAGCCGGTGAAAAAAGTTGCTGGCTATCCTGTTGTTCGCCGCCGTGAAATCCTGAACCGCAGAACCAGTGCTTGTGAAGATCGTCCGAACGTAATTATAGATAGTATCGTTTTTCTGCCGATCATAATTATCGGCGCTGATTGCAATTTTATATTCCTCGCTACTTGTGTGCTGATTGATCGCTTTCCCGATGAACGCAAGAATGTTCGGCTCTTCCAAGTAATCCTGATAAGTAACCATTGGCATAACCCCTTTCTTTATACTGCCGCCACGCGGAACACTGATTTATAATCCTCTACCGTTTTTCGGTCGTACAATCTACAGATGCAAGCCGCGCTGTCTGGTGCATCATCGTGTTCAGCGTCTTCCGTGTAATCCATTATCTGTGTTAGATACTCATGGTCTGTTCCCTCCAACCATTCAATGTTCCCCCACCACTTCCGAAGGAACGTTGCTATCTTTGTGTATTTGTTCTCTTTCTCGGTGTATCTGCGAACAGGCATATTAGGTTTCAGCCGCCGGATTTCCTTTAGCAGGAATCCTTTGTCCGCGTTATCCTCGCAATACATTGGCGCACACATGAGCCTTTCGGCATCTTCAAGGATTGCGCCAAGTACCGCGTCAACGTGCTTGTGCCACAGCTTGCCATACATATACAGCGTGTCGCCCACTCGTTTCCCGCACGTGAACGCGGTGTAATCCTCGCCGCCGTATGCCGCGTCTATATGGGCGAAGCCATCGCGCAGAAGCGCAGGATTTGTGCAGAACTTCGGCGCAGTCTCGAACAGCGCATCTTCCGCCGCGATGTGCTGCAACTCATAGTTAGCCGCGAACAGCGATGGTGACATTGTCTGCCGGATTGCTTCCAATTGGTCGGCGGTAATGATTTTGCGGATTTCTGGATGGTAGCAATCATAACGCTCCGCCGCTGGCATGATGGTAAAAGCGTCTTCCTTGTGCCATGGCGTGCCTGTGTTGTATATCCTGCCGCCCCTGTTCCGAATGTTCTGCAACTCTTGGTAGATGGTTTTCGTTCTGTCCCTCTCCGCTTTACTGATCCGGTCTTGGACATTGACAATGTCATCCGTGAATATTCGGTCAAAGTGTTTGCCGGTCAAACTGCCACCCGTACCAACCCCGATTAGCTGGCTTGTCCCTCGATTGTCTATTGACAGGCTCGTGTTGATCTCAGAGGATGATTGCGCAGTCAAGTTAAGGTTTACCCCGTACAGGCAGTTGACAAGATACTGTGTGCGCGGATTTTGCAGAATCTTCGTCACCTGTTTCATGATTTCCTTCACATCGTTGTCCGTTTTTCGCATGAACATTGTTTTCTTGGACGGGAGCAATATGCAGATTAGGGCAAGGGCAATTGAAACGCAAGTGCTTTTGTATGTGCCACGGCTGGCCTGTAATGTCTTATCTTCCGTCCCGCGCACCATGTCGGTTATCCATCGGTTGTGCAGATCGCCCAGCTTGTCAAAGCCAAGCAGTCTGCCGAAATCCGCTGGCCGATCTCGCAGGAATTCAAGCGCCTGTTCCCGTGTCATCCAGAACCGCCCTCTCTACCTCGTCAATGACAGACTGATCGACTTCTGCAATCACGACTTTCTCCACGGGCTTTTGTCCCACCGTGTCGCGGAGAACCTCGAATGCCCGAACGTTTCCTTTCATAACCTCCGTAAAAAGCCGCTCCACAACCGCCTGTGTTCCTGTGCGCGTGTTCCCCTTGCGGTCGGTGTATTCCTGTTCCAGCAGCATTTCGAGCGCTTTTCTCAGGTCTCGTTTTTCGGCTCTGGCCTTGCCGGAAGCAATGCCGCCCTTGCGCTGTATTTCTCGTTGTTCTTCCTTTGTTCGTTCACCAAACGGCTTTAGATTCTGCTCATTCATAAATCTTTACTCCTTTCTTGTTTGCCCGTCTACCTTTTATCTGATTCCACAACGTATGATAGTTTACACCAAGTGCTTCACTTGCTTGTAGAATGTTATCATAGACATTGCCATCAGCATCTATTACCTTCACGGCTGGTCGTGTTGACACTGTTTGCCCTTTTGCTCTGCATATAATGGAGCGACCTTTTTTATATTCTTCGCTCTTTGACCTGTCATCTGTTCTGCCTTTTGCAGATTCTGACATTTGCTTTCTCGACTTTTCGGAAAATCTAAAACCTGCAACGCCATCTCCACCTTTAGTTGTGTTATATCCATTCTTGCCAAACGTATCGTACCTTTCAATGAGTTCTTTCTCTATTTCTTTTGCTTCGCTTGCCGAGAGTCCAGTAAACAAAACTTCATGAGTAAAATTTTCCCATCCGTATTTTTCTATCGCACGTCCGAACTTTTGGCTCTTGTATTTTTCGCCATGTCTGCCCCAACGTTCACTTACTGTTTGACACGTAATTCCAATATACTTTTTACCGTTTATTTTATTTGTATGACAGTAAACAATATACTCTTTCTGTTCGTTTGCCATTTCCTCACCTCCCATCTGCATCGGCAGACGCGGAATCTTTTGCCTCTCGATGGTATCTGTCATAATCACGCAATTCTCGTTCAAGGCGCTTGATGTTCTTTGCCAGATCGCGCCTGTGGAACCGGCCAGCGCTGGTCATTTCGGATCGGCGCTGGTCGATAAGCGCGACAAGCTCCTCGCGCGTTTGAGGAATGTTAGCCATTCAACAACACCGCTTTCTGTCCGGTAAAGTTTTCCCATCGCTGAATAATCACATCGCAATAATGCTCATCCAACTCACATATATAGCATTTTCTGTTTAACTGTTCACAGGCTATTAGTGTGCTACCACTACCGCCGAAAAGGTCAAATCTGCTCAAACCAATCAGCCTCCCTTATGATGTCCGAAAAATATCTTGCGTTGGATATATACGGCTTATAGGTTTTGCAACACATTTTATTCACAATGGTTTTGCTTATGCCTAATGTATCTGCAATCTCTTGTTGTGACATTTTACCTTTTAACTCCATAATGTCGTTGTAATGTTTTAACCCTTGTTCATCGCCATAAGTACCTCGCATTGAATCAACTCTCAATGATAATGATGTAGGCATATCCCCATTTAGAATATAACCAACTTGCCTTGTATCAAGTGCCACAAGTGCAAATACATCAACTTCATCATCGGCATAATGATTTTTCCCACCCTTGCCATTTCTTTTAACGTGATAAAAGTATGTCTTATACTCTTTTTCTCTTTGTGGGATTATTCTCGGCTCTCTTGTGGTCTTGACTTGTATTTTCAACATTTTCTTTCCAGTATCAAGAACCAAATCATAAGGCAACCCCTGTTCACTCGGATAAGCAACAAAGCCTTTCATAATCAAATCAAAGCATACAAGGTATTCTCCTGCTTTTCCAACCTGTAAATCATCACTTAATCTTAACATCGTCAAACCTCCGAACATACAGAATTATCTACTTATATTATAACTCCGTATGTAGGGATTGTCAATGTTATGTCAGCAATACAGCCTTATTTCCTGTCAGTTTCTCCCACCTTGCTATAATGACATCCACATATTCGGGGGATAACTCTGCCATATAACAAGTCCGTCCTGTTTGCTCACACGCAATCAATGTACTGCCCGAACCGCCAAACACATCAAGTATTATATCTCCCTCATTTGTGAAGTCTTGCAATATCTCGCTTAACATCCTTATTGGCTTTTGTGTCGGATGCACTCGTTTTTCGTGTTCGCCCTCTCTTATCATACCGTTCCACAACTGATGATAAATTCTAACAGGTGTGTGAAAACTGCACCAAGCCATTTCCCCATCTGCAAAGTTGTTTCTGATACCGCTTTCCCCTCGTTTATCCCATATAAGCCAACCATCGCTCGGAGGAAGGAAATCAAGAAAGTAGTTGCCACCCCATAAAATCATCTTGTCGCAAAGTTGTGAATAAATATCATAAGCCTGTTGTGCTGTTTCGGTTGTATCGTCACCAATGACAGGTGCGTACACTCCATTTTTCGCAAGGTTATCTGCTCCGACCTTTCCTTTATCATTGACGATGTTTACACCATAGGGGCTATCAGTAAACACCATATCAGCCTTTACCCCATCCATAAGCCTATCAATAACCGCAGGATCGGTGCTATCACCGCATATAAGCCTATTATTGCCAAGCAGATAAAGATCACCAACTTTTGCATTCGGTTCTTCCTGTGGCTCTGGCGGTTCGTCTTCCTGTATCTCGCTTGCTTGTGAATCTTCATTATCAACTGCAAAATCAAAAGAGAAGTCGGAAAAATCTATATCCGCAATTTCTTTCTCTAACTTCTCAAAATCCCACTCAGCAAGTTCATTCGTTTTGTTGGCAAGGATGCGGTATTTCTTTTTTTGTTCATCAGTCAGTCCGGTATACCGTACAATATCCGTCTCTTTGATCCCTAATCTCTGCATAGCCATCAGGCGTGTGTGACCTGAAAGAATTACAAAGTCTTCATCAACTTCTATGGGATCAAGATTCTCGCATTGTTTTATGCTTTCCATAGTGTCTGCAACCGCAGGTTCGTTAATCCGTGGATTGTTCTCATACGGTATAAGTTCTGAAACATTTACATGGAGAAATTCTTTTTTTACTGACATACTCTTTTCCCTTGATTAAGCATTAAACAATACATGCCAATAAACGAAA